TGACATCTGACTGGATCAGTCAAGCCACCTCTGCCGATAGCGAGATTCGCGGCAGCATTCGGATGTTGCGCAACCGCGCACGTCAACTGGTTCGGGATTCGGACTTCGCCAAGGCGTCGCTGCGTGCGGTCAAGAACAACGTGGTGGGCACCGGCATTCGGATGCAGGCTCAGGTACGGATGCAGCGTGGTGGGCGCCTTGCTGATGACATCAATCGCCGCATCGAGGAGGAGTTTGATCGCTGGACAAGCGCCAAGCGTTGTCATTGCGGCGGCAAACTGAGCTGGTATGACATCCAACGGCTGAGCATTACCTCGATGCTGGAGTCGGGCGAGGTGTTCATTCGCCTTGTCAAACAGCCTTTCGGTGGCAGCAAAGTGCCGCTGGGGCTGGAAATTATTGAATCCGACCTCCTTGATGATGACTACAACGCCATCGCGAACAACGGCAACGAGATTCGGATGGGCGTGGAGATTGACAAATGGGGGCGTCCTGTTGCCTATCACTTCTTTGATTACCACCCTGGCGATTATCAATTCAGCTACGCAAACAAAGCTGTTAAGAAGCGCATTCGCATACCGGCTGATGACATCATCCACCTGTATTTAATTGAGCGCCCCGGTCAGACGCGTGGTGTTAGCGCGTTTGCTACGGCGATCATGCGTCTTCGCAATTTGTCTGGATACGAAGAAGCCGAGATTGTCGCTGCCCGTGCCAGCAGCAGCATGATGGCGTTCGTGAAAACGCCGGATCAGGAGTTATTTGAGGATGGCACGTTTGATCAGGAGTCTGTCCTCGATTTCTCGCCCGGCAGCATCCGTCGATTGGCACCTGGCGAGGAGATGCAGTTCTTCACGCCCAATCGTCCTGACGATGCTTTTACTCCTTTCGTTCAGCAGATGCTTCGAGCTGTGGCTGCTGGGATTGGCTGTTCTTACACGCAGGTCAGCAGCGATTTCTCTCAAAGCAACTACAGCTCTTCACGACTGGAACTGCTCGAAACAAGAACGCATTACAAAACGCTCCAGCAATACTTGATTGAATCGCTGTGCGAGGAAGTTTTTGAAAAGTGGCTTGAAATGGCCGTGATGGCTGGTGCGCTTGACCTGCCTGGCTTTGATTCCAACCCTGAGCGTTACGAAGAGGCCAAGTGGATTGCACCGGCTGCTCAATTTGTTGACCCGCAAAAGGAAGCGGCTGCTTACAAGGAGCTGATCCGCTGCGGCATCATGACCTTGTCGCAGGTAATCGCCCTGCACGGCGGTGATTTTGAGGATCAGATGCGTCAACGGCAGCATGAGCTTGCTGTTGCTGATGAGCTTGGCATCGTGCTTGATACCGATCCGTCACAGGTTTCCAATAGTGGTGTCAGTCAGCCTCTTCCTTACCCGAACACGGAACATCCTGTAGAACATGAGGAAGAACCTGAACTGGAAGACATAGACTGATGAGCAAGGCATTTGTTGAACTCATGAAACGCGAAGCAAAGGGTTTTGCGCCAACCGAAGAGGAACCGGTTTCCGTGCCTGAATTCGAAGCCGCCCCAATTGAAGAAGCCACTGGTGAGCGCAGTGAAGAGCGTGCGGAACCTAGCGCTTTGAAGGTTGGTGATTTTGTTGAGTGGGATTCCAGCGGCGGCACTGCACGCGGTAAGATCACTCGAATTGCCAAAGATGGCGTTATTGAAGTGCCGGATTCTTCCTTTACGATTAATGCATCTGAAGAAGATCCCGCCGCTCTAATTCGCGTGTACAGAAAAGACGGCGACGGTTATGCAGAAAGCGATACCGTTGTTGGCCATCGTTTTTCTGAACTGCGCAAGATTGCCGCGCTTCGTTTCTTTGAAGGTGAAACGCTGAAGCGTTCACTGGCAACTGAATTCCGCTCTGATGCTGAAGATCGGATGCTGGAATTCTCGTTCGCCAGCGAAAAGCCGGTTGAGCGTTATTACGGGATGGAAGTCCTGAGCATGGATGAAAAGTCCATGGATCTCACCCGTCTGAATGACGGCGCTCCGCTCCTTTATCAGCATGATGCTGATCGCATTGTTGGTGTTGTTCAGAAGGCATATATCAAGAACAAGCGTGCTTATGCACGTGTAAAACTCGCAAATAATGAGCTTGGTCGCGAGATGCAGGAGCTGATCAAGGATGGAATCATCCGTAACGTCAGCTTTGGCTACAAAATCAACTCAATGGAAGCCGATGAGTCCACTACACCAGTGACTTATCGAGCGACCAACTTCCAGCCCTTCGAGATAAGTTTGGTTACTGTGCCTGCTGACGAGTCAGTGGGCATAGGCCGAGCTTTCTCTCATAATGAAGGCACGGAAACGGCCTCAGCCGTACCCAGTCAACCCAACGGAGTAACAACCGTGGATCAAAACCTCAACAACATTGAGGCTATCCGCGCTGAGGCCGCTCAGGCCAAGGCAAAGGAAGTGGCCGAAATGATTGCCCTTGGTCAACGCACCAAGAACATCGAAATGGCTCAAGAGTTCATCGCCAACTCCCGTGGTCTGGATGAGCTGCGTTCTGCCCTTCTGGAGAAGATGGGTGTTCAGGAAAAGCCCCTGAATCCGAAGGACGCTGAAATCGGCATGTCCGATAAGGAGAAGCGTGATTTCTCCTTCATCCGCGCCATCAACGCTCTGGCTCACCCCAACAGCCAAGAAGCTCAGCGTGCTGCTGGTTTCGAACTCGAAGTCAGCCGCGCTGCTCAGCAGAAGTCTGGCAAGGAAGCTCGTGGCATCCTGATCCCCGCCGATGTGCTGGGTTATGGTCGCCGCGATCTGACTGTGGGTTCTGCTTCTGCTGGTGGTGATCTGGTTGCCACCGAACTGATGAGCGAGAGCTTCATCGACCTGCTCCGCAAGGCTCTTGTGCTGCAGGCTGCCGGTGCAACCGTGATGACCGGTCTGCAAGGCATGGTTGCTCTGCCCCGTCAATCGGGTGGCGCCACCGTGTACCACGTGGCTGAGTCCGGTTCGATCACCGAATCGCAGCTCACCGTGGATCAGGTGACCATGCAGCCTCGGACCATCGGTGCCCTGACTGATTACAGCCGTCGCCTGCTGCTGCAATCCAGCATCGACATCGAGAACCTCGTGCGTCGTGACCTGGCTCAGCAAATCGCCATCGAGGTGGAGAACCAAGCCATCAACGGTACTGGCACTGGTTCCTATCCTCTCGGCTTCCTGAACGTGACCGGGATCAACACCGAGTCCGGCTACAGCGCTTTCACCGATTACGTGAACGCTGAAGCTGCCCTGAGCACCGACAACGCTCTGCTGGGTTCGCTGGGTTACCTGATGAACTCCAGCCTGCGTGGCACCCTGAAGACGACTGAAAAGTCTGCTTCCGGCACCACCGCCAACTTCATCTACGAGGCCGACAACACCATCAACGGTTACTCGGCTTACGTGTCCAACTCCATGCCGAACAACACTGCGGTGTTCGCTAACTTCAGCGACATCCTGATCGGCTTCTGGAGCGGTCTGGACATCATGGTTGACCCCTACACCGGCTCCGCTTCCGGCACCGTGCGTGTGGTGGCCATGCAGGACTACGACGTGGCCATCCGTCATCCTGAGTCCATCTGCAAGCTGTCCTGATGATGTCGGAGCGGGTAATGCGCATTCAGATGCTGCGTAACACCATCGTTGACCTCAAAGAGGTGAAGGTTGGTGATTTCGTAGAAACCGATAAAAGATCAGCTCTGCTGTTAATCGGCATTCAGAAAGCCATTCCCGCTCCACTTTCTCAGGAAGTTGTTGTAACGGCTGAAGAGCAGCCAGAATCTGTTCAAAGCAAACCCGCTCCCAAACGGAGAAAGACCAATGATCCACAACCTGGGATCTAAGACCTACATCCAGAGCCTTCTGGCCGCTGATTCCCGCACTGCTACCGCCACCGGCACCGGTTTCGATCTGCAAGGTTCGAACGATGCTGAAGGCGAAGCCATCGTGATCCTCGATTGCGAAGCTGGTAGCGGCACCTCGCCTACCCTGAACGTCAAACTTCAGGATTCTGCTGATAACTCTGCTTGGGCAGATATCACTGGCAAAACCTTCACCGAGGTCACCAGTGCTGCTGCTGCTTTTGAGAAAATCAGCATCAACTGCAACGACGTGCGCCGTTATGTGCGTGCTGTCGGTACTCAAGCTGGCACCAACCCTGTGTTCGTGTACGGCGTCTCGCTGGTTTACAGCAAGAAGTACGGCAACTGATCCTGATGGCGTTTCCTGAACTGCCAGATGCTTTCCTGAACGAGTTTGGCGTTACTTGCCAAATTGGTGCTGGTACTGCGTTCCTTGGCATTCTGGATTCGCCTATGGATGTGATCGCGGGCGGTATGGCGTTGTCTCGGGAGTACTTGCTTACGGCAAAGACTTCTGATGTCAGCACTGCCGCTCGCGGCACTTCTATTACGGTTGATTCAGCGTCTTACACCGTGCGTGAGAATCGCCCTGTTGATGACGGTGTTTTTTCGGAACTACTATTGAGCAAAGTCTGACTTTGAGGTCATGAGCAGCGTCTTCAAAGTCAACAGCAGAGCAAGTTGGGCGGCACTGAATCCTGTGTTGCTTCCGGGTGAAGCCGCCATTGAGACACAGACAAATAATCTCAAGATCGGAGATGGTGTTTCAACTTGGAGCCGTCTCCCGTATTTTTCGTCTCCCGGTTACTGGGGTTCGTTTTGGGATGAAACCTCGCAAACCGCAACTGCCAATACGCCAACCGAGATTTATCTGAGACAGCGTGATACTGAAAGTCGAGGCGTTCGGGTTGTTTCAAATTCACGCATTACTGTTGAACACGCTGGAATTTATAGCCTGACTTTTTCAATTCAATTCAGCAACACAGACACCAGTATTCATGACGTGAATGTTTGGTTCCGCAAAAACAACAGTGGCGCCGCTGGCGATGTACCTGCTAGCGACAGCAAGTTCAGTGTTATTGCAAGCCATGGTGGCACTCCTGGCAACGTAATTGGCACTGTTAATTTTGTATTGCCGCTGGTTGCCAACGATTATTTAGAGTTGATTTGGGCAACGACAAATGCGCAAGCTTACATTCACGCTGAGGCCGCAGCCAGTAGCCCCTTTGCTCATCCAAGCATTCCGGGCATCATCTGCACCGTTGTTCAAGTCGCCTCTGCCTGATCATGGCTGACACACGCCGCGAACTAATCCTTGCTCGCATTGCAAGCAACCTGAGCAGCATCACCGGTGCAACGGTCTATAGGAGCCGTGTAGAGCCTCTGGCGCGTGGTGAGGTGCCTGCTGTCATCGTTGAGCCGATTAACGATCAGCCTGTTGACACCAACTTCTACGACAAGCTGGATTGGACGATGCGCGTGCGGATCACGACTTTGGTGCGTGCTGCCATCCCTGACGATGATTCAGACACCTACACCCAGCAGGTTCACGCCAAATTGATGGCGGATCAAACGGTCAACGGTTATGCCCTTGACTTGACGCCTGACCGTACAGACTTCAGTTTGTATGAAGCTGATGTTCCGCTCGGTATTATTAGCCAAGACTTCCTTGTGCGTTATCGCACGAGTAGGACTTCACTTACTACCGCGTAAGACCATGGCTAAGATTGAAAAGGAAGTTCCCAATCCCGGAGTGGGCGGCAGTTATTTGTTTGACCCC